CCGGGGTTCGATTCCCCGCAGCTCCACCATTCGAAAGCCGCCGGAAATGGCGGCTTTTCCTTTATCCCCAACGGTTTTCGGCTCTTCACGTTCATTACGGACATGACAGAAATTACGTCGTTTTTTAAAAAATGTTGTCAAAATGTTGTCAGGACGTTGTCAGGGATCCGTCCCCGAGACAAGGAAAAATGGCCCCCTCCTTCGGCAGGAAGAAGGGGGTCATAAGGCGTCATTCCCCCGAGGGGCGTGGAAGGCGGAACGCGAAAGGGCCCCTCGCCCCGGAATCCATCCGGATGCGAGGGGCCCATGCCCGTCAGCCGACGTCGGTGACGGCGATCCTCAATCTGTCGAGCTTGTCCCTGACCGCGGTTTCGACGGTCTTGGCGATGGTGTCGGGGTCCGCGCCGTCGGCCGTGGCCAAGGTCTTGACGGTTTCCGTCAGCGCGGCGACCTGCGTCTGCAGCGCGGCCAGCTGGGTCTTCAACGCGTTCACGTTGTTGGCGGCGCCGTTGAGCGCGTTGTACATGTTGCCGCCGGCCGCGCTCTTCTTGTAGTTGTACTCCCAGATCAGATGCGGCAGCTCGTACGACAGCAGGTTGAACATGTTGCCGCCGGCCGGCGAATCCTTGTAATTGTATTCCCAGACCGCCTCGGCGATCTCCTGTGCTGTGGGCATATCGCCTCCCAATAGTTCGTTGGCTCTGTTGATGATCCTGTCGACCGGCAACGCGTTCACGCACCGGTCCGGGCAACCGTAGTGGTCGGTGCCGGGCACCTCGCGATGCAGCCAGACGTTGCCCGCCCGGTTGCCGCTCGCGTCATGCCACAGGCTCGCCCATCCATAGCGGCGTGCGATGTCCGCGCACAGGCGTGCGCTGGCCTCGATCTCCGCGTCCGTTACGGGCACGCCGGCCATGCCGCCCTCATGCTCGATCGAGATGCCCGAGCAGTCGGACCGCCAGTCGGCATCCGCCCAGGCGCCGTTGACCTCGTCGACCCACTGGTAGGTCAGTCCGGTCGAGCCGATGCCGTAGGTGCTGGAGGCGGAGAAGCTGGCGCGTTGGAAGCAGCTGTCGGTGCCCGCCAGACGGCCGACCATGATATGCAGGGTGATGTGCGTCACCGAGCATCCACGTCGGCCGTCGTAATGGTTCGGGCTGCCGCGCCAGAGCGCGAGGCCGGACCCGGCCATCAGATCTCCCCGGGAGCGTCGTCCGATTCCGGCATGGATCCGGCTGCCCTCTCATCGGCTTCGTCGGCGTCGGCCATGCCGGCGTCGGCCAGCGCGCTGGCCGCGCCGATCGCGGCGGACTTGGCGGCGGTCAGGCCGTTGACCATGCCCTCCCTTTTCAGGGCGTCGACCAGCTGCTGGCCGGCGAGGGCCGCGGAGGTGACGTTCTGGTTCTTCCACCACCCCCAGATCGTCCCGCACACGCCGATGACCGCGAAGATGGCCGCCGACACCTGTTCGTCCGTGAACGGAAGCGTGTTGACGCCGGCGAGATTCAGGCCCGCATTGGCGAGCGAGTATAAGGTGACCAGGATGGTCACGATCGCCTTGAGCCGCTCCCCCGTCAGGCCGGGCAGGCCCGCGCCCGTGTTGTTGGCGTGTTCCGCCATGCCGTGCCTCCCTTACTTGATGCCGAGCTTCTTCTTGATCTCGAGCAGGATCTGGTACATTCGGGGCACCTGGATCTTGTCGAGCCCGTACAGGCGGTCTCGCGCCTGCACGTCGTTGATGATGAACGTCCAGACCGCTTCCGCGATCTTGGCGGGCGTGTGCGTCTTGGAGAGTTTCTCCACGGCGGCGTTGGCCGCGCCGTCGATGCCTTGCAGGCGGTCCCTGCATTTGACGCCGTTCTGATCGAAGTTCCAGACCGCCTCGGCGATCTCCTGTGCTGTGGGCATGTCGTCCTCGCTTTCATATCGTAAATAGCAGTTCCATGGGAAGTTGTAGTAGGGTGAGATGTTCGTTTCACGGCCGGTCTGGTCCCCCGCCGTGCCATAACGGCTGTTATGTTCGCTGATCGACGCCTGGGCGAGTTGTCCTCCGCCCAGGTACACGGCGACATGGTCCAAGTCGTTCAGCAGGATGTCCCCGGCCTTCGGGTGGCCGTCGACGGGCAGCCGCTTCCAGCCGCGGCTGGTCAGGTTCACGCTCAGATCGGCGGTGTTGACGGCCGTGCCGGTGTCGAAGCCGGCCTCCCTGAGACAGTGGATCACCAGGCTGCTGCAGTCGCAGTTGCCCGCCTTGGGGTTGAAGTTCCACCGGTCGGACCAGCTGTAGCCCATGTTCGCGACCTCGCACCAGTAACGCATGCGCGCGATCAGCGTGTTCACGCTCGCCATCCGGCCTCCTCCAACGCTTCGAGGGCCTCCTGTTCGGTGACCTGTCTGATGTCGTCCGGCGGCGGGCTATCGCCCTGCGGCGATGGGCGCCGCATCATGGTCTCGTCCATGATCCGTCCTCCTTTCCGTCCGGATGGTCCGGGCAAACGGGTCGGACCCTCTCCCGTATGGGGGTGGGTCCGATGTGGTTGTTGGTTTGCATGCCCCGGGTCGGGGCACGGGCTTCGTGATGGGGCGGGTCGATGAGCGTCGTCATCGGGCCTGCTCGTCCATGGTCTCCGGGGCGATGTCCGCCCGCAGCTCGTCGGGCAGACGGGGTTTGGGATGCCGGAGCAGGAATTCGGGTTCGACGGCCTCGCAATACCGTTGGAGCCAATGGGACAGGCTTCTCGTGTAGGCGGCGAGCATGAAGTATCTGCGCTGGCGCTCTTCCAGATGACGGATCTGTCTTTCCTGTGAGTCGACCTGTTCGCGCAACGGCCTGATGACGCTGTCGGTGAGGATGTCGCATGCCTGCGCGGCGATGTCGGCCGTGTCCTTGCGGCGGCTGGAGATCGCGCCGATGATCGCGCCGATCCCTCCGCCTCCGATCAGGGAGACGACGACCGCGGTCCAGAACTCAGCGCTGCTGAACAGGTCGATCGGCGGCATGTGACGGCTCCTTCGATGATGGCCGGCTCCCGTGCGCGTCCGCTATGGCGTGCGGTGGCGGTGCGTGGAATCCGGAGGTTGATGGTGGTGGTCGGAACGCATCCGCGTGTCGCGTCGTCCGTCATCCGATGGGGTAGACAAGGAATCCGACGCAGGTCTGCGTGCTGCCCGCCGCGCCCATGTTCGAGACACGGATGACGCCGTCCGGCGCGACGATCAGCATGCGGCTCGTCTGCCCGTTATGGACCGTGCATGCCGCGTTGACCTCGAACGGCGGCCGGTATCCCGCCGGCAGCGTGTACGGGCATACGCCGGAATCCCATGCGCCGCCGGCGATGGAGCCTTGGAAGCGGATGCAGATGAGGTGGCCGCGTCTGATGACGTTCCACCCCCCGGAGTCGTACAGGGTCGCGGAATCCCACATGTCCGAGATCGGATGCAATCGTCCGGCCAGCATGACCGGAGTGCCGGGGGTCAGCCCGTTGATCGGTATGCGGGCGATTTTGGCGTATGCGGTGGCCGAACCGTCGAGGATGCTGCCGGCGGGGACCGTGGGGTCGGCGGGCGTGCCGGTGGTGGGCGTGCCCTTGATGACCGTCCATGCGACCGATTCGATCTGGTTCGAGTCGCGCGTGTATTTCAGGCAGACCAAGTCGTTGCGTTGCTGTCCGGATTGGCCGGATTCGATGACGACGCTCTCGGCGGCGGTGACCCGCGCGTAGCGGCCTTCGACCAGCAGGTTGAGCGTCGGGATGAGCGCATGGTTCGCGTCCTGCATGGTGATGGCCGGCCAGGTGCCGTCCGCGCGTTGCAGGAGGTAGTCGCCGTGTCCTGCGATGGCGGCGGTCAGGCTGCCGACGTCGTCGCCGTCGATGTGCGGCTTGCCCTGTTTGCCCGTGACGAGTTCGGTGGTCATGAGGCCTCCTTGTCGGTTTTGTTGCGGATGAAGTCGTTGAACTCGGAATCCATGGTGTTCATGATGGACCTGTAGCCGGCGTAGCATTCGTGGCAGAGCAGCCATTTCTGTTTGCTGCCGTTGACGTCGGTGCGTTCGATGTCGATCCAGTTCGCGAGGTGGGGCGAGCCGGGCGCCTCGTAGGCCTTGGCGTGGCATCGGTCGCATTCCAGGCCGATGATGTCGGTGGTTCTTGCCATCAGCTCATCCTTTCGTAGATGTATCCGTTCAGGCTTGGCCTCGTCTGCCATGTGCCGCCGTATTCGGCTCCCGGGCTGGCGGGGCTGGTGGTCCAGTACAGGGATCCGACCGGGTGGGCCGCGAGGAAGGACGCCGCGCCTCCGGCCTGGGCGCTGATGGTGCCGTCCGTGCCGACGGTGATGGTGGTCCCGTCGGGTTTGACGCCGCCCAATGTGGTTTCGGTGGCTACGGGCAGCGTGTACTTGTTCGCGTTCGCGGCGATGCCGTCGAGTTTCGTTTTGTCGGCCGCCGTCAGCAGGCCGGATGCGGATTGGGTGGCGGCCGCGTCCTTGGCGAGGGCCGTCCACGCCGTCCACGCCGTGCCGTTGTGGGCGCGCTGCCAGATCCTGCCCGCCGCGGGGTCGGCGAGCAGCTGCGTGGTCACGCCCATCGCCGAGCGTATGATGAGCAGGCCGAAATGCTGCACGCCCGTCGGCTTGCCGGCCACGCTGTTGCCTCCGGGCGCCCAGTAGGCGCCGGCCCCGGCCGCGCCTTTGATGTCGTCCAGGGATTGGCTGGTCAGCCGGATGCCGTCCGCCAGCGTGCCGGGCGCGGTGAGCGTGACGGCGTCGCCCGAACGCGCGGCGGTGACGGGGCGGATGCCCGCGATCGTCTTGACGCGGGCGTCCGCGTTGGCGTTCGCGGCCGCGGCCTGGGCTTGGGCCTGGCCGATCTGTTCGGTGTAGCCCGACACCTGTTTGGCCGCTTCCGAAGCGGTCTTGGACACTTGTTCGAGGTCCGCCGCGCCGATTTCGGCCGAGAACGTCCACCCGTCCAGCTTCAGGCCGGCGCCGGCGTAGTACGCGTGGCCTCCGGGGGTGCTTTCGGCCGTGCCCGACAGGCTCGTGCCCGTGGCGGCCGCGTCGCCGGCCTCGTATGAGACGGTGAGCGTGCCTTTGCCGATCTTGGCGATCTTCTTGGCGATCTCGGCGGTCACGGTGATGCCGTGCCGGTTGTCGCGGGCGGTGATGGTGTCGCCCACGTCGTAGGTGCCGGCCTCGCCGTCGATGCTCACGTCGACGCCGTCCGTCGACCGGAGCTCCTTGAGTTTCCTGCGTCCCTCCTTTTCCAGTTCGTCGCGTTTGGCGTTGTTGTAGTCGTATACCGCGGCCCGCTCGTCCAGGCCGAACAGCGTCTGGCTGGTGGAGATGTCGCCTTTGGCGTCGGCGTACAGGTCGATGACCACGCGGTCCTTGAGCTCGCCCTCGCCCAGGCAGACGAGATGGTTGACGGGGTTGCCGGTCCTCACCGCGGTGAAGTCGAGCCTGTCGCTGTCCACGTCGTCGCCGTAGGCCGTGGCCCGTACCGCGGACACGATCACGCGCCCGTCGCGTGTGGTGACGGCCAGTTTGGCGCCGGATGCCCTGAGCATGGAGCGGATGCCCGTGTAGGCGTCCACGTACCTGTTGAACCGCCAGTTGGCGATGGTGATGCCGCGGGTCTCGGACGCGACCCCGAACAGGTCCGTCAGGCCGATGCGGGCGATGAGCCGTCGCAGCACGTCGGCGGCGTCTCCGCCGACGGTCAGGTAGTCCATGCCCTGGTCCGGGGTGAGGATCTTGGAGGCGAGTATGCCGTGCCATGTCCTGCCGGAGCAGGTGACCGTGCCGGTGGCGGTGTCGATGGCGGTCCTGTCGACGATGCCGCCGATCTCGGTGCCGTCGACCATCACCAGGCAGTCCTCGCCCACGTCGATGCCGGACAGTTCGAGGGTGAAGTCGTTCTCGTCCTTGCCCCACGCGCAGTCCATGGTGAAGTCCGTGACGGTTCCCAACGGCTCGTGTCCGGGGCCGGTGACGGCCAGTCCTATCACGTCCATGGCGGTTCCGTCCTTTCCTCGACCACGGTGACGTCGAAGTCGAAGTCGTTGCGCCACGCGATCTGCTGGATGCCGGGTTCGAGCGGTTGGAAGATGTATTCGCCGCCGTCGAGGCCGGCGCCGCGGCGTGCCTTGCCGAACAGGTTGGAGCGGTTGCCTTGCGCGTCGGCCATCACGACGGTCTTCACCGCGGAGGCGCCGTCGATCTCGATGCGGCCGCCTTCCGGCACGCTCGCGTCCACCTGGTACCGGTTCGTGCCGATGACGATGTAGGGGTTCGTGCACGGCCCGTAGATGGTGATTCTGGCCGGCTGCCGTATGGGGGTGGGGTTCCTGACGGTCTGGATGGCGGCCATGCCGCCCAGGTCGCAGGGCAGGTCGCAGGGCAGGTCGAGCCATTGCGAGTCCTCGAACGTCTGCATGTGGAAGATGTTCAGGGATTCGCGCCGCCACACGCCGTCCACGAGCACGAACGTCAGCTGCGTCTCGACCATGGTCGGCGTGATCGTCTGCGGTTCGCTCTTCGCGATCCACGCGTGCGCCTCCCACTCGCCGTCCGCGACGAGCGTGCCCGGCACGCCGGATGTCATGTCCGCGTCCGCGAGCCTGCGCAGCAGGTCGAGCGTGTCCGGCGAGTCGTGGATCTTCACCGTGGCGGTGGCCTCGCGGGTCTTGCGCGCCACCCCGCTCATGCCTCGCGACGCGAGGCTGTAATCCCACACGCGTCCCCTCAACCCGGCAAGGGTCTCCCCGTATAAGGGGCCCTCGAAACCGATGGACTCGCCCGTGGCCGCGCACACATAACTCAACGTTCTCATCAGGTCATGCTCCTTACCAGTCGTGCGAGGTCGCGCTGCGTGAACGGCCTGTCGTCGGCGAGCGCGGCGGTGATGGTTTTGGTCAGTATGTCGAGTTTGTTGTTGGTGGTTTGGAGGAGTTGGTTGGTTTCCTGTTGTTGTTGGGTGGTGGTGTTTGTGCGGTTTGTTTTTGATAGGTCGTCGAGTCTCATGGTGGAGGTGAGTGAGTCCATGGATCGGTTGATGAGGTTGGTGGAGTCGTCGATGCCGAGTGCCATGCCTTTGCCGACCATGATGCCGACTTCATCTCGGAATACTCGTGATGGTGAGTGGATGCCGAGTGCGTTCTTGGCTTTGTCGACGAGGCCGCTCATCGCGTTCTTGATGTTGTCGTAGAGGCCGCCGATCGCGCCGCTGATGCCTTTCCAGAGGCCGTCGATGACTTTTCTTCCTGCTGATTTGAGCCAGTTGCCCGCGTCGGACAGGGCGCTTTTGACTTTGCCGCCGATGCCTTGGACGCTGCTGACGAGTGAGGAGACCGCGTTATTGACGGTGCTGGTGATGCCGCTCCACACGGTGGACACGATGCTTTTCGCGCCGTTCCACAGGGTGTTCCAGATGTTGGAGATGGTGGAGCAGACTGTGCTGATCACGCCTCGGAGCAGGCTCACGCATGTGGACACGATGGAGCAGATGCCGTTCCACACGGTGGACGCGACGTTCTGGATGTCCGCCCAGACCGCATCCCAGTTGCCGTTAACGATGTCGAGGACGGTTTGGATGATGCCTTGGATCACGGCGAGCGCGGTGCTGACCAGTGTGGTCACGATGCTCCATGCGGATTGGACGACGGTGCCGAGGACGTTCCAGAATCCGTTCCAGATCGGGCCGACGACGGCTACTGCCGTTTGGAAGATGGTTTGGATCACCTGCATGCCGGCCTGCAGTATCGGTGTGACGATCGCGATGAAGGTCTGGATGTTGGTCTGGATCTGTTGGATGGCGGCCGTGACTGTCGGGCCTATCACGTTCCACACGTTCTGCACTATGGTGCCGATGAGGGTCCATGCGGTCTGCCAGATCTGCTGGAGTTGGGTCATGGTCTGTGTGATGGACGTTCCGATGGCCGTGAGGACGGGCTGGCAGACCGTGCCGATGGATTCCCATACGCCTGTGAACCATGAGACGAACTGGCTCCACATGTTCCGTCCGGTTTTGGTCTGTGTGAAGAAGAGCGTGAGCGCCGCCACGACGGCTCCGATGGCGGTGACGATCAGCATGATCGGGTTGGCGTCCATCGCGAGGTTGAATGCCAGTTGCACCGCGGTTGCGGCCTTCGTGATCGCGGTCCATGCGGCCTGCGCGGCCTTGACGACGTTGAACGAGCCGGCGAGTTTCGACAATGCGCCCGCCATGCTGCCTGCGTCGGATATTCCGCCGATCAGCTCGAACGCGGCGGTCGCGGTCTTGGTGATGCCGCCGGCCATCGTCGTGATGGCTTTCAGGCCGCCGGTCACGGCCTGTACGCCGGAGGTTATCGCCTGCCAGCCTTTCATGGCGAGGAACGCGGCTGCGATGGTCTTCAACGCGGTGGCGATGAGGACGCCGTTGGATTGGGCCCATTGGCCGAGTCTGCGGATCCATTCGCCGACGGGCCTGATGATGCCGGCCAGCGTGTCGAGCACGGTGGAGAACTGTTGCGCCATGTCGGACGCGGTGGCCGCGCTGTTGTCGAATCCGAGCATGTGCTGCACGGTCTGTGTGAGCGCCGATGCGAGACCGGTCAGGCTGGTGGCGATATCGAGGAGGCTTTCGAGGAACGGTTGCAGCGAATCGGATGCGGCGAGCCGGTTGACGAACTCCTTCGCCCATCCGACCGCGTTCGACAATGCCTGGGTCATGGAGGCGAGCGTTCCCCCGAGCGCCGACACCAGTGTGGAGCACGCCGATGACGCCCTGCCGCCGGCGTTCAATCCGGAGGCGAGCGATATGAGCGCGCCGGCGAGCCCGGCCAGTTGCGCTTTCAGGCTGACGGCCGCCGAGGCGAGCATCTGCAGGCCCGGAATGCTTCCGATCGTGTCGCCCAACGATTTCAGTTTCGCCTGTATGGTCGGGATGGCGTTCTCCAGGCCTGACTGGAGTGACGCGCCGACCTTCTCCAATGTCGGTTTCACCGTGGCCGTGAACGAGTCGATGAGCGGTATCGCCTGGTTGAACAGGCCGCGCAGACCGTTCAGGAGCGGTGTGGCGGCGGTTTCGCCCAGACGGCTCAACGCGGCCTTCACGTTGGACAATGCGCCGGTGAACGTGTCGCCGGCGGACTGCGCGGCCCCGCCCATGCCTTCCTTCATCGCGTCGGCGAACGTCTGGAAGTCGATCTTGCCTTTCGACACCATGTCCGACACGTCGGCGCTGGTCTTGCCCAGATGCTTGCCGAGCATCTGCAGGACCGGGATGCCCGAGCTCATGAGCTGGAGCATGTCGTCGCCCTGCAGTTTGCCGCGGGCCGCGACCGACCCGAAGATCGTGCCGATGTCCGTCAGGCTCCTGCCGCTGATCTGCGCCGTGTCGGCGACGGTCTTGAGCACTTCGGTCAGCTGGGTGCCTTCCGCCACGCCGGACGCGCTCAACGACGCGGCCACGGTCGCCGCGTCGCCAAGGCCGAACGCGGTGCCCTTCACGGAAGCGAGCGCGTCGTTCATGATTTCGGCGACGCTGTTGCTGTCGTGGCCGAGGCCTTTGAGTTTTGCCTGTGCGTTTTCGATGTTGAGGGCGCGTTCGAAGCCGCCTTTGGCGGCGAGTACGGTGATGCCGGTCGCCAGGCCGGCGATGGTGGCGGTTCCGGCCTTGCCTATTTTGCCGAATGCGCCGGCGAGTTTCGACATGAGGTTCGATGAGCTTTTCCTGGAGGCTTTGCCGACTGCGTCGTTGATGCTGCCTTCGATGCTTTTGCCGAAGCCCTGTCCGGAGGGTTCGACGTGCACGTAGGCCACGCCGATGTCCTGCGCCATCGCGAATCACCTCCTATAGGTCGTCTTCGATGTGGAAATACCTTTTGAGCCGTTCCCTGTCCTCGCGTTGCCTGCGCGTGAGGCCGTGCGTCCGTGCGGGTGGGCGCAGCGGGTCGTTGACGTGGTCGCTCCATGGACGTTTGCGTGGCGGCACCCGCAGCCATGCGGCCTGTTCCGCGTCGCCCGGCGCGTAGGTCATGCCGTTGAGCGCGGCCCATGAGTGGCTCGTACGGTCCTTGAGGATTTCACGGGTCAACTCCCATGCGAGCCCCCAGTCGGTTCGTGGCCGCTGGCCTTCGAGCCACTCGTCGAAGCGTACGGGCCGGTATATCCGCCCGTATGCGCGGATCCAGTCGTACGCTAGCGCCGCGCGATGCCGGTTCCAGAGTTGGGCGAGGTAAGCGCTTTTGGGTCCAGTCCGGATTCGTCGGCCCATGCCTTGACGGTGGCGGTCAGGTAGGCGATCGGACGGTCGGTCTGTCGCAGCGCGTTCCAGAAGTCCGGCCGCATGTGCTGGAAGTAGGCGAGGAACGTGGCGAACACGGCGCTCTTCTCCTCTTCGGAGAGGACCTGTTTGCTTTTGACGAGCAGGATGGTCTGGACGAGCTCGATGGGCAGTTCGGCGTTGTCGAGGTTCGGCAGGTCGAGTTTGACGCCTGCGACCTCCAGATGCACGTCCGGTTTGAGTTCGGCCGCGTCGTTCAGGTCGATGTCGACGATATGGTAGCTGTTATCCGTCATGGCGGGCTCCTTGATGGTGGTCGGCGGTCCGGAAGGGTTCCCCGGCGCGGCGGGACCGCCATCGGGCCGCGTCGGGGAGGAATGAGGGATGTCAGGCGGTTTCGGTGATCAGGCCCCAAGCGTGGAACTGTTCGCCGTTGCTGCCCTTGAGCATCTTGAACGTCATGTCGAAGCTCATGATCTCGGAGGATTTCAGGCTCACGTCGCCACGGTCGGAGATCTTCGCGTTCGTGCCGTACAGGAGGAACGGACGGTCCTTCTGGTCAAGCGCGACGAGCACGAGGATCCATTCCTTGGTCAGACCCGCACCCTTGATGCCGATGCCGCCGTCCGAGGAGACGTCCACGTCGAAATACGCCGAGATGACGTCCTTGCGGCCCTCCATGCCGGCCAGCTGGAGCGTCCAATAGCCCGGGTCGGTGTCGGACAGGACGATGTCGCCGTTATGCCCCTTGTAGTCGGTGCTGTCGCCCGGCTCCGGATGCAGCACGGCGCCGTCCTCGGTGGAATAGCCGATCGGCTTCTTGCCTGCCGGCGGGGTCCATTTCACTCCCGTCGGCGCCTGGAACGTGCCGTCGCCCTTGGGGAAGAGGAACAGCGCGTAGTTCTTGATGAGTCGGGTGTTGTTCGCGTCGTTGCCGCTGGAAACGTACCCGTAGTCGGTGGCTCCCTGTTCTGGCATGGCGTTTCTCCTTTCGATCGTTTCGGGAAAAATTGTCGGGGTTTCAGGCGATGGAGACCTCCAACAGGAGCACGCCGTACGCGTACGCCTGCAGGCTGTCCTCATCGACCATGCGTACCGGCCCGGATTCCAGCGACGCGTTGTTCAACGGTGCCGTGGTCCCGAGCCTGATGATCTCCGCGCACACCTGCGCCCAGATGTCCGCGGCCTTCTGCCATCCGCCGGAACCCCGGCACCGGACGCTCACGCGCAGTCGCGCATACTGCGAGATGGGCGTGCACATGCCCTGCATGCTGTCCGCCAGGGTGACCTCGACCGGCGGATCGTCGTGGCGGCGCACCGTACCGAACGTGCAGTCGGGCAGCCTCTCACGTAGTAGGGGCAGCAGGAGCGAGCCGGCGCGCACCGGAGTGACGGGGATGCTCATACGCGCATCCTTCCGAGCGTGTCCTCCAACGTGCCGTGTGCCGCCTCCACCGCCGACGGGCAGAGGATGGCCACGCCGCTGCGGTTCGCGCCGTCATGGTCGCGCACCATGCACCGGCTGTCGGTGACGGCCGTTTCGGCCGCGTCCCTCATGCGCGAGCGCAACGTCTCGTTTTTGAGGATCTGCTCGCTGAACGCCTTGCGGTTGAACACGAATCTGCATCGTTTGGCCATTAGCCCGTCCTTTCCGTGGCTTGGATGACGTCGCCGACATGTCGGCCGTGCAGGTCATGCCAGACCTGCGGCCGACCGTTGACGTGCAGGAGCTGGCCCCGCACCTTGACCAGGTCGGTCGGCTGGATGCCCGTCGGCTGGCTTCCTCGGATGTAGAGCGTGTAGGCGAGGGTGTCGGGACGGCCGCCTTCGTCGGCCTGGTCGTCGTGTTCGGCTGGAGCGACCATGGCCCGCAGGGTTTTGACGGGGGCGGGGTCGCCTTGGATGGGGTTGCCGTCCACGTCGGTCGTGGCCGTGCCACGCCACACTTCGATGGTTTCCATCAGGATGCCTCCCCTGTGGCCATGTCCACGTTGAACGCATGTTGCGCGCCGATGCCGAGGAGGCGTTTCTCGTCGTCGCGCAGGTACATGTCGCCGGTCGGGGCGTCGAACGAATACTGTTCGGAGAAGCTTCCGGTGGTCTGGTTCATCTGCGTGACTCCGCCGGGAAAGCCCGTGGAGTCGGCCTGCATGATCCTGCGTACGATGTCGCACGTGACCTTCGTCAGCAGGCGCGGCCGCTCGGTCCGGAGTTTCCGCCAGATGGGCGAGCGCACCTTGATGTATTCGGTCACGTCGCCCAAATGGACATCCGCCTTCGTCTTCTCGTCCGAAGTGAGCGCATGCCATCGCCGTTCGAGATCGTCCGTGGAGGCGAACTGGTCGGCGTCTGCCATGATGGCCTCCCCTCCCCGTTTCAGGCGAGCACGCCGGCGGCCTTGAGCTTGGCCATCAGACCGTTGATCTTGGCGATGATGGCCGCATTGTCGGCGGTGCTATTGAGATCGGCTTCCGCGGATTGCTTGAATACGCCGCCACGCTGGCTCGCCGTGGGTTCGGAGACGGCGCCGGCCGCGAACGGGGTGCCGTCGGGGTTGACGAGCCGTACCTGCGCGTCCAGCGGGCCGATCGTATGTTTCTTATCCGCCTTGTTGACCACGAGGGTCTGGATGGGAAAGCTCATCGTCCGCCTCATTCCGTGGTCTTGAGCACGGCGAACGCTTTCGGGTCGATGACCGCGAACGCGTACATCGCCTCGGTACGGTAGGCGATCTGGTTGTGGGCCTTCAGATCCACGCCGGTCTGGTCGGGGTCGCCGTAAGCGATGACCTCGCTGGTCAGGTCGCGGACCATGCCCCATTTGATGAGGCTGAAGTCGCCCATGAACGCGAGCACCTTCGTTTTGACCGTGGCCAGTCATCCGTTGACGGTGCCGGAGGTCGCCGCGGTGATGCCGTCCAGGCTGCCGGCCTGCAGGTTCAGCGGGATCTCCGGGTAGAAGCGCATGCCGGTGGACGGGACGCGCAGCTTGCGCAGGCGGGCGGCCCAGGTCTTGGACAGGGCCACGCCGTTGATGTCGTAGGTGTCGTTCAGCGCGTCGGCCAGGGCGTCCACGTTGCTGATGTCATCGTCCGTGGCCGTCACCTGCATCGCCGAACCGCTCAACGGGTCGAAGCCGCTGAGCGTCGACCCTGTCTTGGGATTGACCGCATGATAGACCACGTAGTCGAGCGCGCGGCCCAACGCGGCGGCCTGGTCGGCCTGGATGCTGCGGATGATCTGCAACTGGTTGTCCTCGTCGGCCCACTGCAGTTCGCTGGTGACGCGGGTGGTGGTCTGCACCTTGAACCGCTTCGCCACGACCTGGTCTACGGTCTGCTCGTAGCTGGACTTGACGGCGCCCTCGGCCACCACTTCGGCCTCGCTCTTGCCGTTGAACACGAGGTAGTCCGCGTCGGTGAAGATCTGCGGGGTGCTGGGGCTCAGGGACGCGATGGTGCTGGTGTCCTTGGCCTTGTTCACGATTTCGGTGGCCACGCTCACCGGGAGCTTGATCTGGCCCGTGGTCATTGCCATGATGGTTGTCCTTTCGGTTGATGGGGGTTATTGGCCGAGCAGTTTGCGGATGTAGGAAAGCTCCTCGGCGTCCTTGCTGTTGTTCTGATGCGACGGGGTCCCCGCCTGGTTCCTGACCTGGGCTCCTTTGGATGCGGGATGCAATGCCGCATGCAGGAGGTTCGCATGCTCCTCGAGTTCTTCCTTGGTGCCGCCGCGCAGCAGGCCGGCCGGCACGTCCTTGGCCTTCGCGACTTCGGACACCCATTCGGCATGCTGCCGTTCGGCTGCCGCGTCGTCGATCTGCTTCTGCAATGCGGCGTTCGACTCCTTGAGCCTGTCGAGTTCGCTCTTGCCCGCGTCCTGCGCCTCGTCGAACTTCATGGCCTTGTCCTTGAGCTCGTCGTAGTCCTTGTACTTGCCGCGCTCCTTGGCCAGCCGTTTTTCGACGATCTGGTCGACCTGCTCCTGGGTGAACGACTTCGGTTCGGAACCATCGCCGTCGCCGGAACCGCCTGCGGGAGGCTCGCCGTCGACCAGGCGAATATGGGTCGGAAGATGGAATCTGATACGCATGTTTTGCGCTCCTTCTGCTTGTTGCCCGTGGAATCGAGTTCGACCGCGCCACGGTGCGCCGAATGGTCCTCCCATGCGATGCGGCGCACGGTAGCCGCCAGCCGGACGGCTGGTCGAGTGGCGGATGCAGGATTCGCACCTGCGCGGCATGACACGCTTTCGGACCATGGTCGTACGCGTCATGACGTTCTGGCAGTCCACCGAGGAAAATGCTATGATATAGGCGAATGGGACAATCTCTGGCTCTGCTAATAGGGACTTGGATTGTCCTATTTGATTCTGGTTATCGTCCCGTCCTTTCTCACTTGGATCACCTGCCCGATGCCATGCTGCGTCGCCCGTCGCAACAGTTCGGCTTCAAGCTCGTCATCATCGATTCCGACCGACCTGCCGTTGAACACGACGCGGCATTCCGTCAGCGGATTGGGATAGGCGTTGCCGAACTGTCTTTTCGCCTTGCGTAGGTTCGATTCGACGGTGCGGATATTGGAGCCCGTCGGACTTTTGATCTCCCACTTGCTGGCGTTGATCAGTATGTCTATGTTCGAATAGCCGTCCGGTGAATCCTCCGCCAGCGTGGTCACGGCGAACCCGTTCCCCGCCAAGGCGTCTATGGCGAACAGGTCACGTGGCTCGTTCTTCCCGATGCGTTCCCTCGGCTTGAGATACGTGACCGGTGGGATGGTCCCGTCGTGGACCCATGTCCTGTCCCGTGTGCCCATCTCGGCGAGGATCCGGTTACGCCGCCAATTATCGAATCGTTGTTCCGGTGAAGTCCGCGTACGCAGGTATTCATCGCTGGTGAGCCTGTGTTCGATCGCCGCCCTGCACTGGTCCCACCGTTCGGACATGCCATCCGGGTCGAAGCCGGTGAGCTTCTGCCTGCCCCAGCTGCACACGATGTCGCAATGGCAGTGGCCATCATGGAATGTCGGACCGAAGTCGGCGCTTTCCTCACTCAGATAGGCGAAGCCCCTGGTGGAGAGCATGACGCAGAACGGGCATGGTTGGGAGCCGCGTGGGACGCGCGCCCACTTGGGTTTCGTGGGATCGGCCCGCATGACGCGCATCGTGGTGAGTCTCGCGGCACTGTTCGCCATGTCGGCTATGAACTGCTGCCAGTCGTCGATGGTGTCCAGATCGGGCCACAGGTCATCGATGGTCAATCCCGCCTTCGACGTTCCCTCAACCAGTTCCTTGTAGTTCAGCCCGTTCCAATCCGTTCCGGCGAAGCCGCCCCTCATGCGGTACAGGACCTCGTTCGGGTCGATTAATTCGGGATGGTCGAATTCGGTGAGGTCCACTCCGGCCTGTTCCGACCAGATTCCGCGCAATTGGGAGAAATAGTCGTCGGCGAGCTGCGCGGCCTGCAACGAGTAATCCTCCACCACGTCTCGCATGAACAGTGGATCGGATTCGAACTGCCGTTCAATGGCGTCCGCGGCTTCGTCGGCCAACGCCTCGAGATCGGCTACATATCCCTTGTACGCTTGGTCAAGCAGACGTTGAAGCTGCCGACGGTTCGTCTCCGGAATATCCAGACTGTTGAGATCCATCGCCGGCCTCCTTGGATGTTCCCGTGGACGCCAGACGCGCCTTGAGCTGGTCTATCTGCGTTTTGGCGCGTTGACGGGACTGATCCGCCCGCAGTCGGGTGATTTCCTCACGGCTCAGGCCCAATCGTTCGAGTCCGACGTCGGAATCGGCGTATCCGGTGACCTTGTCCGCGATCTTGGTGAACGCGTCGGCGCGCGCCGAGTCGGAAACCTCCCTTGTCGGAGCCCAGACGGGATGTATGTCGCGCATGGAGTCCGGTATCGTGTTCGATCCTTCGCGCAATGCCACGGCGATGCCCATGGCCAGTTTGAGTTCACGTCCGAAGGCCGTGTTCTGCTTGTCGGCGATGCGCGTCAGTCTGCGTTCGGCGGATGCCATCGCCTCCGCGCTGGTCGGATTGTCCAATGTGATGCCGAGGTAGTCGACCGGTACGCGCGTCTGCGAAGCCACGAGCATAGCCATGGTCTTGAGCATGTCGGAATGCGGTTGCATGCTCGCCTGACTGACCTGCTTCAATTCGGGCACACGATCATCCGCGTCATAGCTGATCGCGTTGATTGCCTGGATGAGGCTCGTCCACGTGTTGCTGCTGAACGCATCCTTGTTCGCTCCGATGAACCAGAGCTTGGGTGCGGAATAGAATTCGGCGGACGCCTCCATGCGCACCACGGTGCGGAATCCCGCATCGACGAGGCTCATGAGCGACCGGCTGATGCGGCTGTGGCCGAACGGCCTGTCCATCTGCCTGTCGTACGCGAGCGACACGGCCGTGGGCTGGTCGAAATGGGTCTCGTGCTTCTCCGCGCGCCATGGCATCGGACGTCCCGAGCATTCGTAGACCTTGCCCGGAAGCCACACCTCGAACCCGCAGATCCGCCCGTTCTCATCATCCTCGGTGATGGTCAGCGCGGCCGAAAGACGATGCCTGTAACGATCCCAGATTCCCGCCGACCAGTCGGCCGATCTGGGAATCATGATGATTCGTCCGGAATCATCGGGATCGACGGCGATCGTCAGGAAGCTGCATGAATGCTTGTATGCGGAGACGATCAGCTCCGACGCTGCCACGTCCAGCTGGTTGTCCTCGAACAGGTTGGAGACCCCCATCGTGTCGTCGCCGGAGACGCTGAACCCTTCCAGATCGCTCAGATCGCTCAACGAACGTACGGCGAGTTCGGGCCACCCGATCATCGCCTCGACCTTGTTTTTGATCTGATCGGGGATCGAGATGCCGAAATCCTTGAACCGTTCCTTGCAGTCGTAGTATGCGCCACGAATCAGGTTACGCGGATATTTTTCACGCCACACGCGCAGCAGTTCACGGATGACTGGCATGTCCTCATCGTCGACGCCCTTGATGCTGGTGATGTTTCCGCTGGCCACGTCGAGATACTCACTGCCGGTGAATTTCGGTGCCGATCCGATGATCGTGCCATCCGTCAGGTAGAACGCCATCAGATCATCACCTCCTGTCTGCGGCCCGGATGCCGTCTGGTCGTGAAGGCCCCGTACAGGGCAAGGGTCGTCGATACGAGCGGTGTGATGTCCACGTCGCTGCCGAGCTTGTTCCAGGCGATCGCGCCGGACTGGCCCAACGGCCGCGTGGCCGCGCCCTTGACCGCGGCGGCCAGCTGCGGCTGGTATTCGTCCGGCGGATGCTTGAGGTTACCCGCCTTGAGCATGTCGAGAAAGCGGCCGCAGGCGCGGCCCATCTCCTGCATGTTCGTCACGGTGACCCTCACGTGCGCCTTCTTGAGTTCGGGCATCAGGCTCATGGCCGGCGACTGGGCGTCGATGACCACGCTGGCGGTCTTCGGCCATCGTTCCCTGAGCCAGTCGACCGCCCACATGGTTCCTGCCTGGCGTGCGTCCTTGATGTTCGCCATCTGGACGATGGCGGTGCCGTCAGCGTATTTCAGGGCGGCGCCGATGGTCAGCACGCTCCGGTCGGGTGGCATGTCGATGCCGAAGCTCACCGTCCCGCCCTCGGGTACCTCGTCGATCGACGCGGCCCGCCACTGGTCGGGGTCGATGGCGTAAGCGCTGGCCACTTCGTCCCAGATTCCCAACGCCTCACGTCGGAACGAATCGTCGGACAGGTTGTTGCGCATGCGCAGGATCGCCGTTTCGCCGGTGCGTTTCGGATAGCTCGGGTTCGCCTTCGCCCACTGTTCGCGGTCATCAAGGTCGGCGGTCCGGTCGGCGGCGAGTTCCACGTACAGCAGGTTCCCGTCACCGTTCATGGCATGCCGGCGCTTCTCGGCGAACGCCTCGCTCTGGTCGCCCGGTTTGGGAGGATTGCCCATGAACACGACCAGAGGGTTCGGACTGGTGTTCAGGATCGGGATCATGTTGTCCAAAGCGCGCACGGTCAGGATCAGCGCTTCGTCGAACACGGCGACGTCCACGCTGTGCAGGCCTCGTCCGAATCCGTTCTCGCGTGCGCCGAACATGATGCGGCTGCCGCTGGCGAACGTGATCTCCTGCTGGCCGTTCGCCCGGCGGATGCGTTCGACGTATCTGCCGAGCACGGGATTGCGTTCCATTTCGCACATGTCGGCGAACGTCTCATCGGAAGTGCGCGTATGATGCGCGGTCCAGATGACCTTCAGTCCGGGTGTGAGGATCGCCTTGAGGAACAATGCGGTGCCGACGGTGAATGTCTTGCCGATCTGCCGGCAGCTGGACAATACCGCGCCGTCCGAGCCGCACGCGTATTTGCCTTCCGCTGTTTTGGAGAACAGAAGCCACAGGAAGCCCTGCTGCCATAGGTCGAAGTGGATGCCGGCTTTGGCGGCGGCCTTGTTGAGTTTCGGGAATTCGCTGCCGACGATGCCGGCCGGCTGTTTGAGTACCGGGGCGATTTCAGACAATCGACGCTCCGACATCCTCCGTCACCTCGTCTTCCTCGTCGTCCAGCAGGTCGTTCAGACCTCCGCCCTGCAGGGATTCGATGCGTTCGCACACGGCTATGAGCTGGCGGCTGATCGCAGGCAGCGCGTTCGCCGGCGTCGCGGAATCGTCCATCGCCTTGAGCAGCCGGTCACGGTTGGCGCGCAGCATGTCCAGCATGCTGCCGTCCATCATCCGCTCGAAGCTCCGCTGGTCGAGGTCACTCGCCGGCGTGCCTGCTGGCTCCGGCGCCTCCGCCACGTTCTCGTTTCGTATTGGCCTCTTCTCTTTGGAATCCGTCGGGCGTTTTTTCCTCCGCCGGTATTTCGCCTTGTTCCTGCAGGATTCCGAGCAGTACCGCTGTCGTCTGCCATGGCCGGAAGGCTGGAATTCAGCGCCGCATATCTCGCAAATCACCTTTTCGACCTTTCACCCATTACCCCGTTTCACCCATTTGCGACCGTGGGGAGAGAACGGCTCTGCACCCGAGGCATCCTTAGGGGGTGAGGGGAGGGTGTCCCGCCCTGGTACGGTCCGGTCAGATCCCGAACGTCTTGAACGGCAGCGAGCTTGCCTTCAGGGCCTGTCTGCCCGCAAGCAGCGCTCTTGCATGTTCGTCTGTCTTGTCGCTCTTGAACCTGTTGCATCTGCGGTGCGTGAGCCTGCAGTTAGTGAAGCTGTATGGATCACCGCCGCGTGAGACTGGTATGAGTTCGTCGACTTCGGCGCTCATCGGATGTGGTGTCTTCAATGTCTTGTCGACTGGCTTGCCACAGATGGCGCACACATCGTATGCGGCCAGCACTCTTGCCCTGAGCTGTCTGCGCCGCCAGCCGTTGCTGACGCGCTCGTTGCGCCGCTTGCTCATGTGGCCTCCCACGTGTATGGGGCCCAGGGTGTTATGGATTTGTCAATGATTATCTTCGCCGTTGGCTTGCTGGAATGCCGGTATAGGGGCTCCCGTATATGGACACTCCCGTGTCTTGTAGGGGCTCCCCATCATCTGTGAATGCCCCTCCCGGATTTGTCAATACCCCTACCCCGGGTTTGTTTCATACCCCGGAGTCTTTAAACATTCGGATTCGCACGCCTGTTCTTGCGTGCCTCCTGCCGCCGTCTTATAGCGGCAGGCATCTGATAGACATAATTCAAAAACGTTGCAAGAAATCCGAGCATATCATCAGCATCCTCCTCACTGACCGGTTCAGTGAAATCGCCGTGAGCCATGTCATTGCCGAGATAACGTATCTCATGCGCCTCATCTTTAATCTGCTCGCTGATCACGCCATTGGCTGCCAGCTCATCAATTTTCGAAGCGAGATTGCCTTTCGTCACTTTCTTGTCTTTGGCCGTCGCTTCAAGTACGCTGCGGGCCATAAGGATCGCAGCTCGATAGGAACGAATACTAAAGCAGGCATATGCCTCGCTAGCAGCATCTGCGATATGTTGCGGCACGTCTTCGAACTCCTTTCCTAAAGGCTCATCTGGGAGCCAAACGAACGGTTGGCTCCCGTCGTTCTTAGAAAATACCGAATTCGCATCGAAACAATCAAAGCCATCGTCTACATACGCAGCCATTAATGCGATATTCGGATATCCGCAATAATCACATTTGAAGAAAGCGGCCCAAATCGAATCCTCATCGGTTTGATATGAGTCGCCCATTCTGGTCATGTGCGCAACTTGATGACAGTGCCAGCAGGTTCTTGAAGCCATGCCATTGATTCTACGCTTAAGTGCCTTCGGCAGGATTCGAACCCGCGTCCACACGCGGCCACAAGGAAGAGAATCCAATAAAGACTCGCGGCCGGTACGATCTACCACTGATTCCTACGAAGGCGGACGTGCAGACGACGTTAACAGCCTGCACGATTGGAGCCCGGTACGCACGCGATTTCAGGTCGCGCCCACAGGCTGAGGCGTGTCCGATATGCCTTTCGGACAGGACGGGACTTACCAGAGGGAGTTAGAAGAATCCGTTGGCGGATATAAGTGAGGGTCCAAACCGTGTGTATCAGTTTGAACCCTCTAATCCACTGACAATTCTGCCTTGCACTTCGCAAAAGGTCAAATCACGTCATGGCGAGCGAGGCGCGCGTGAACGTCGGACAGGCGGTACAGCGGTTGTCCCTTGTCGTTGCTGCCGGTCGGCTGAAGCCTGCCACGCTTGCGCCACGAGTAGATCGTGTTCACGCTGCACTGGAAGCCACACTCGCGCAGCAGCTCCGCGCACTCCCCCGCCGTGAACGCCCTGCCTGATTCGATGCACTCCCGCAGGAATCCCAATCGCACGTCGACCACGCGATAAGTGTTGCCGCACACCGGACAGTTAACACTTACCGCATCGATTTCAGCGGTCAACTCCACACCGCACAAAGGATTCAGGCACCTGCCGATGCCGTGCCTGGATGGCGGCACGTCGATGATGCCCAGCGTCTTACGGGCCAACCCCTCCCAGTCATGCCAAATCAAACCAATGTCCGGCAATCGTGAAAGACGATCGCAATCCGCGCAAACACTCAGGCACTTCGATACGGACGGATGAATCCTGCTATCAGTCCACGGCATGGCAGACGGAGCATACAACCGTCGCCAAAGAGCGACAGCCAGATCATCGATCTCCTGCAGATGGTCAATCACAGACAACCTGACCGGCGTCGGAGCCGAAGCCAAATTGGTCCGGCCGGGCTGATGGCCACCATAATGTGCGGTGCTGTCCAGGAACTCGCGCAGGGCTTGGATCCATGACGGATAGTCGCGGAGCCATCCTCTCATTACGGCATCACACTTGTCACACAGCGTATTGCGAAGATTGCACTCCCCGCCGCACACTTGGCACATGCCGGCGAGCGCTGGCTTGTTTGGGTTGGTTTGTGCTGGTTGTGTCTGGTTTGGTGTTGGTTGGGATTCGTTGGTTGGTTCGTTCATTTGTTCGATTCCCTCCGGCGGGTGTAGTCTGGTTTGTGGTGATGCCAGGAGCCCGGCCGGAAGGTCGGGTTTCTTGTTATTCGTGGTGTTGTTGGATGGCGAGCGCCATGTAGATGGAGAGGAATGCGGAAATCATGAGTATCTGCCTGATGGTCTTGAGCCTCCATTTCATGATTCCGTCACCGCCTTCCGTGAGGTTTCGAGCAGGTCACGCGCACGCTCGATGAAGCCTTCCTGCCAGCCGAGGATTTCACCGGCATAATCCCACGCGTCTTCCTCGTCCTTCGCCGCATAGTCGCCGTCGACGCCATCCCACTCGCAGCTTCGCCATAGCAGTCGCCTGGCCACGGCCTCGACCTCAGCGGCAGCTGGTTCCGCCTCACGTCCACGCACATATGCTTCGCGCAAGTCGTATTGATGCTCGGCCCTGAAGAGTTCCATGGCTTCATCTTCCGCGACGCTCATTTCATATCCCTTGCTTTCACTTCCGTAGGCATTGGCCCGCCATGTCCGAGCATGGATTCACAGCGACGAATCACGTGCGCGAAGACGTTTGCCTCATGCATCCAAAAATCAACTGGCCGCACCGGGTCATTGACAAGGCCCTTCCCATCCTTCCCGCGCCATTGCAGTACGTAATCGCGTTCCTTGCCAAGCCATTCGATGAGTTCGTTGAGGGCCTTATCCCTATCCTTCTCACTCATGTCACTCGTGGTGGGTTCGTCGCGTTGGCATTGGAACGGGTTCTCCCGCATCCCGTCACGTTCCTCCCTCCCGTTGGCGGCGAGCGCGTCCCTGACCATGATGTAGGCGTGGTATCTGGCCGAGGCGTTCTCCTCGAGGATCCTGTTGCCCATGCGCATGCCATTATTGGCCGCTTCGAGTTCCCGGGCGATCAGCTTGTCGAGTATGCCGATGGCGATGTCGATCTCGCTCATTTCGTCTCCTTCCTTGTCCTGACGCATTCCGGGCAGAGGCTTTTCCCGAGGTTGCCGGCGTTGACCCGCCACCCCTCGTATTCGAGTCGGCGCTGCGGTCCGACGTCCCACTTGCGGCATTTCCGGCATGCGAGATGGCAATGGTTCGGACAGAGGCTGTCGTCCGGATAGTCACGGTCGATTCGCCACCCATGCCGTTCGAGCTCATCCGGCGCTCCACTCTCGGCGGCTTCGCAGTCATGGCATCTGACGTGCCAGTGGGCCGGGCAGTAGTGCACGCCCTGGAGCTCGTCGCACTGCCAGCCCTGGCCGGCGGCTTCGTCATCGGCGTCCTCATCGGTCGCCCCATCGACGAAAAGGCTTGTGCGGCATTGGTCGCACACGACGTACAGCTCGTGGATTTCCCGGTAGCTCATCGCCCCGGCTCCCTGTCGGCTCCGCTGGCATGGTCCCAATCACAGGACATGCCACCACCGACCCGATATCCCCCGAATTTGACGCAGGTGACCTTGCGGGTATCGTCCAGGGTGATCTCGCACTGCCTGAAGCCGTGGCCGAGGTCAGCGCATGTCGTGGAATCCCCGTCCGACGACTCCCCCGCCGTACCACATCCGGCGAGCGCAAGCAGCAGTACCGGCGTGAGCAGGAACGCGATGACGGCGGTAAAGCCGACGCCGCCGGCGAGCGCCATCTTGGTTTTTCTTTTCATTTCGGTTTCCTCCTATCGCTTGCGCCATTCTCCGTTGGCGTATCGGTTCCATATGCAAATGGCGTTTTTGATGTCGTCGTCCGTGGTTTTGAGGAAGACCGCGTTCGGGCATTTGCGGCATCGGGCGAGCCAGAGGTAGTGCTGCGTGGTTCCGATGATTCTGGCGTAGTGTTCGATGATCGGTTTCGGCGCATCGCAGTATGGGCATGGGCTGGTCTTGTGCCATTTCCTGGCATGTGACGTTATGTGGGCTTTTCCCGTGGTTTTCATGGTTAGTTCTCCGTTCCGGTGATCCATGCGTCGATATCCGAGCGCCATTTCGGTTTTCTTTCTCATTTCGGATTTCCTTTCATGTTGGTGTGGTTGGTAGCGGCATAGTTCGAGTCGGCCGTCGATGATGACGTCCTGTGCGGTGCGGGCGATGCAGCGGCTGCCGGACAGGACGGCCGGGTCGGCCGTCCGCCATTGGCGCAGTGGGAGGAGGACGCTCACTGCGTGTCCTCCTCCGGTCGGCTTGCGTCGTCGTATCCCTCGTCGTATCCCTCGTCATAGGCCTGGTCGAGCATGTCCCGCATCTCATCCGACAGGTGGAACGCGCGGATGGCGTCCACGGCGATACGCCGCCACGGCTCCCTGTCCCCATAGTCCATTTCGCTCCACGGACGTGGATGCCGATGCCCGTTGCGATGCCAGCGCAGGTAGATCGCCCTGGCGACCCGGTACTGCGTGTCCACGCCGATACGGATGGTCTCCTCGCTCGTCATGAATCCTCCTTAGTACGTTTCCGGCGTTTCGACGGCGCTCAGGTCGGCGATGACGTAGGCGACGAGCGCGATGGCGGGCGCCAGCACGACGAGCACGGCGTGCAGGGCCAGCAGCCACAGCGGGATCCACCACCCGCACCCATAGCCAAGGATCAGCCTGACGGCCGCATGCGGCACGAGCAACAACACGGCGAACGCGAACAACGTGGCCGCAAGATCACCGACCCCGCCGGCCATACGGTTGACGATCCCCCTCATACGACACCTCCCCCGACTTGGGCGAGCATCGCCATGTAATCGCGGATGTCACGGTCGATGCAATCCATGACCCGATGCGCCGACGTGCGGCCACCGCCGTACGGATCCCGCCCGGCCGCCCGCCAGGCAAGACGCAACGCGGTCAGATCAAGCCGACGGTAATGCACCGGCAACGACCCACACAACCGCTGCAACCAATCAAGATCGAACGCCACATTCGAACCGGCCGGATGCAAGGTGAACCGCCGCGCCAACCCCGCCACGAAATCCCCCGCCATATCGGCCGCCGACCGTCTGCCACACGACGGATAGGCCCCAAGCACCTCCCTCAACAGGCCGTTGGCCGCGTGATATTCGAACGCCGCCAGCTCGCGCTCGCCGATGGTGAGCCTGCCCTTGTCGGGGCTGATGATGCGGTGGAGCGTGTCGATGGTTTCGGATGCGTCCATGCTGGTGCACTGCATGCCGATTTCGAGCAGGATGTCGGTGTCCGGGTCGAGGCCCGTGGTCTCCACGTCCATCCATAGGAGCATGTCGGGTTTGCCGTCGCTCATAGGTGTTCCTCCTTAGTTCTGATGGCGATGAGTTCGCCCGGGGTGAGCGTCCTGGCCGTGCCGTCCGGCAGCAGGAGCTGCCAGCGGCCGGTCCAGTCCCTGACGGGAGTGGATGCGAGCTCGCTTCCGACGGGCACGATCCAGCCGTTGCGCCGCGCCTCGGCCACATGGGCGTGGATCCAGCCATGGCAGCCGGTCGTGCCCGACCCGCACAGGACGATGATGTTCTCGGGACTGTGCCGGACCTGCGGGTCCGCGGTACGGCGCAGTTGCCGGTGGTGGCCGCTGCGGCCCGGCCAGAGGGACGGGTCGTGGATGTTGCGGCCGCACCGCTGGCAGTGATGGCCCTGACGTACGAGCGCGGCTCTTTTCGCCGCTTGGAATTCGGCGTCGTTCACCGGTCGGCCCCGATCCGGTCGATCGCGTCGATGACGCGTTGCGCCTGTCGGATGAAGCCGGCGCGGATCCATTCGTTCTCGGCCATGAAGTGTCGTGCGGCGGGGCCCGTGATCCGGTCGGGCAGTGCCCAGTTGCATTCCCAGAGCGCGATGGCGGCGGCGAGCACGCGCGGGTCGGACGTCTCGCCGGTGGGTCGTTCGTCGTCGCTCATGATTCCTCCGTTCGGGCCGCGAGGTCCTCGCCCATGGCCTGGACGACCGGCCAGACCCGGTCGGCCGCCTTCACGCAGACCTTCCGCAGGCTCCATGCGATGCAGCGGATCGGCCGTTGCAGGCTCACGGATGCGAAGCCGTGCGACGTTTCCGCGGTCACGCCGTGGGTGACGATCACGTGCAGGGGGCCGATGCGACGGTATTGCGCGTCGGCCGTGATCCTTGGCTTGTTCATCGCGTCGCCTCCGTCCGCGGGCATGCCGTGTCGAGGGTTTCGGGGACGTGATCGGTTGTCATGGTTGGGTTTCCTTTCGCTGGTTTTGGTTGAGTTGGTCGGCGCATTCCTGGCGGGCGGCGAGCCATGGGCTGGGCCTGCCGGTGTGGTCGTATTCGTTTTCGTGGGGGCCGAGGATGGCCATGACGTGTTCGCAGCTTGGCGTGCACTGGTGGGTTTTGGGCGTGGGGATGGGTTCGGGCGCCCAGTCGGCCCATTGCTCGTCGAGCCATCGGCTCATGCGTGGCACTTGCCGGCGTGGGATGTGTCCGTCGTTGACGGCCCGCGCGTAGCGGCGGATGGCGGATTGGAGCCGGGCCGTCCGTGCGGGCTGGCCGTCGGTGATGGCGTCGAACCGGGTTTGGGCGCGGGTCCGGCCCGCCGGCCCGCCGGCATGGCTCGGGTAGGCCGCCCACGCGGCCCGGAACGCGGCGTCGGCTTCGACGTCGGATCCGGGCCCGGTGTCGGGCCCGGCGTCGGGGCAAGCAGGTTGCTTGCCGTCGGCCGTGGGAAGGGTTGGGATAGGTATATTGGTATAGGTATAGGTTTTATGCTTTGTTTTTGCTTTCCTTTCGCTTCCCGTTTGTTTTCCTTTCGCTTCCCGTTTGCTAAGCGGAACGGAAGCAACTTGCTTGCTGTTTGCTTCCCGTTTGCTTAGCGGAACGGAAGCAACTTGCTTGCTGTCTGCTTCGTTTTCGCTTGTCGGTTCGGAAGCGGTTTGCTCGCCGTCCGCTTCCCGTCCGCCCGGTTTCCTTCCGGCTTTGCCGCCTTTGCGTCCGGCTTCGGCGCGGGCCTTGCGCTGTTCGTCCGTGAGGAGCTTGGGCGGCTTGCACACGCCCTCGTGGTAGACGGGACGCCATCCGTTGCCGAACGGTTCGAACAGTCCCGCGTCGAGCAGCTGGTCGAAGGTCCTTTTCGTGCCTCCGTAGCTTTTGACGTCGAACATGTCGAACCAGCCGTCGTATTCGGCGTCGCCGAGATTGAAGTTGTGGTAGGCGCACAGTTTGATCCACAGGCCCACGGCAGCGAGCGGCAGTCTCCTGATCCGCCGGTCGTCGGCCATCCGATCGTCCACGATAAGCCACATGGTCGCGGTCTCCTTGTCCCCGGAAACGATCCGGTCAGTCGGTATCGGTGTCGGCCCGCACGTCGTCCATGTCGAGGCTGTGGCGTAGGTCGTCGACCATGATCATGTGACGGCTGCTGACGGGTTTCGCGCACAGCGTCTCCATGGCCAGTCCCGTGTCGACGATGCGTTGGGCGAGGTCCGCAATGTCGTAGATCGCTTCCGTGATGACGTTGATGTCGCCCCACCGGTCGATGTGCTCCTGCTTGGTCCTGCTGTCCATGCAGGACCTGCACGCCTTGATGACGGTCGCGGCCGACTTGGTGATCTGCTGCGTCTTGGCGATCATGTCGATGAGCAGGTCGGGTGTGGCCTCCTGCGGGATGAGCGCCTGTTGTTCCGTTTTCCTCATGATTCGTTTCCTTCCCTTTAGAAGTCCGGTTCGCCGGTCGTGCCGGACCCGCCGAATGATGACTGGTCGGCCGGCGGCGCGGCCCATGGATCGTCCGCCGGCGGCT